GCTGATGATGCATCGTTGTTTGCACAATAAACACTTTTAATTATAATTGCCCCACTAGTAGGACAAGTAAGAACTGTAGCTTTGTTTGTGTCAGCTTGTTTAAAACCTTGATTTTTATACTGTATTGTCATGATAAGAAATAATTATATGTATCCTGTTCTTCTTTCAAGTCATTTTGAAAAGTAAAATTTAATTCATTTTTTATAGTTTCAATTGATTGTAGAATTTGTCTTTGATTGTCAACCTCGTATTGTTCTTTTGGTTCAGGTATGTATGAAGTTATCTTTGCCATTACACAGTTGCTCTTAATTGTAGAAATTCTTCTGGTGTTAAACTGTCATTACCTGAAATAGTTTTAAAAGTATCATAATCCATCATTTGCCCAACAGGAGTTTTCATCATGTCAATATCTTTTTGTGTTATTTCTGCTACTTGCATAATACCGTTGTTTATACCTGTATAATCATTTAAGTTTACTCTAGTGTTTATGCCTTCAAAATCATTTAAATTTTTTCTACCTAAAAAGTCTAGGTTTGATAAACCATCCAAATCATTTAAGTTTACTCTACCTATTGTATCTTCTGGTTTAATAAAAGATGTTAAAGATATTTTTTCATCTTCAAAGTCTTCTGGTACTTGGCCCATTAAACCTAAATTATTAAATTGTGACATATCATAAGTTGGTTGATTATATGTTTTTCCAAAACCTAATTTTTGTCCAAGACCTCTTATTAAATTTCCAAAAAATCCACCCCCGCTAAAAAAACTTCCTATGCCACCACCACGATTAGCTCTAAAAGCTCTAGGATTAAATGCTCTAGCTCTTGCTAATTCTTCTTTAGACACTGTATTTCTACTATCAAAAAAACCTGGGTTGACTCTTTGCCCTGCACCTGCTGCAATAACAGATGATCTTATATCTTGTACATCTTTACCAGTCATACCAGCAGCTAAAGTATCAGATGTATTTTTACCACTTTCAGCAGCACTCATTGCAGCGCCAGATGTAAAATTACCATCAGCATCAAAAGAGTCATAACTAGGTATACCTTTTGGTCCTTTGTGAGGTGTACCTTTCTTTTTCTTTTTTAACATCTTAGCTTCAGCATCTGTAATATATGCAAGCTTAACTGCTGGTGCATCTTTTCTAGCTTTAAATTTTTTTGGAACCCTTACAGATGGAGAGTTTTTAATATAATTTTTAACTCCATCTTGTGCTACGTAATCTATTTTTTTATCTATTGACATTATCTTCTTCCGTCAGGTTTTGCGTCAAGTCTTAATGTACCATAACGCCATGTTTCACCCACAGCATCATTCTCTATTTTTAATGCTACTAATCTTGCTCTTGCTCTTGTATCTACCTTATCAGTGGATGAGGTAACTGTAAAGGGTCCAAGAGAAGAGCTAGATGCCGTGTTGTTAGGATAATCATTTAATAACAAAGTAATTTTTGAGTTACCTTCTAATAATTGAAAGTCAGGTATAAATCTTTTAACTGACATAATAAACTCACCATCTCCTCTAAAGTCTGCAACACCTGTCTGCATTCCTAGACCACTAGATCTGTTAGCTATATCATAATCCCCTGATTGAATAAAAGCATCGATAGAAGTAGTACCAGAACTATTAACCTGATCGACTCCTATTTCTTGAGCATAATAAGTTGATGCTCCATAAGTATTTGTAATTCCTTGTATTGGAAAATTAGGAACAACAGATTTGTTATATTCTGTTGCATAAGGTAAATCAAAAACCCCTTGGTCTACATAACTACTTCTTGCAAGAGAACTTGTAGTCCACACATTCTCAGCGTAATTATAAGTTACACATCTATCTATTTGAGAAGAACCAGCTTTAGGATAGAACCAATTAATTTCATTATATAAAGTATTATGTTCTGAATAAACAAGAGGACCTGAAGAATAATTAATTCCAAGATGATCTCCATTTGTTGTAAATACAAAATCTTCAACAAGACATGGTATAGCTTTTACAGTACCATCAAATTTAAAAAATCCTCCTTCACCTGACATCCAGTATACTTCACCATTAGAATAACTTAATGCATTCTGTCCAATACATCCGCAGTTAGTTCCAACTTGTCTTATAGAAAAAGTAAATGGTGGTCCTACATATTGAATAACATAAGCTGCAAGATCTGTTAAAACTAAAGTGTAGTCTTTACCTGAGACAGCTCCCATAATTTCATTACCTTTATCTAACATGAAAGTACCTGCAGTATTGGTTGCTGTAGGTTGATATGAATTAAAATTTTCTTGATCACTAAATCTTATAAACATTGGGTTCTGAGTTGTAGAATTACCAACAGTAGTTTCAGTTCCAAAATGAAATACATGTCTATCTCTATCGGATACTTGTGTAAGCCTAGATTTAGTTGGAGCACTAGCCATAACAGCTGCTCTATTTGATCTGGCTGAAACTGCTCCAGCATTCCAAGTAAATGTTTTACCATTGTGAATTGTTGCAATTAATATTTGACCAAAGTTATCAAGGCTCCAGAGGCCTGCATCTAGAGTCACACCACTAGTTGCACTAGCAGTTCCCCATGTACTTGATCCCCATGTAGATGTTCCCCAACCTAAACCAGCTGTTTGAAAAGTTGGACCAACAATCTCATAAGGATTAACTGTAGCTGATCCAGTGGCACTGCTAGCTCCTGCTGAGTTAGTAGGCATTGTAATTTGAAAAGTGTTATTTGTTTTGTTTAATACTTCAAAAGTATTATCTTGAAAATCTGCTATTGCATAACCTGAACTTGTTGGAACAGTCACTGCAGTAAATGTTATATATCTACCATCTAATAATCCATGAGAAGTTTTATTAACTGTTACTGTAGGAGATCCAGACGTGACAGTAAAAGTACAGCCTGTAATTACATCATCATCCAAAGGACTAATGTCATAAAACTCTTCATTGTAATATAAAAATAAACCTTGAGAGGTTCCGATAGCTACATATTTTTCTCCGGCTAGAGAAGTAAAATCATGTTGTGCCCTTGCTGCTCCAGGTAAAGTATTATTACTTGTAGTTAATTGTGACCAGCCACCTATTTTTTCTGGCAATCCATATCTAAATCTAACAAAATCTCCATCAACCCACTGTGATTCAGCACCTGAGTCTGTAATTTGTTTATCAAATCCTGGTTTAAAATTAAGTTTTTGTAGCATAGTTCCTCATTATATATGCTTTTTAGCTTTTTGATAGTACTATATTCCAGTCTAATTTATCAAGTAAATCTTGAAATAATATATCTCTAACATTGTATTCTTTTATATATTTATTTATCTCTAATATATCAAAGATAACCCAATGGGTACTTGTTTCAAATACCATTTTATCTGCAGTGGACTTTGTATTACCTGTTTTTTCTAATTTTTGTTCTTGTACTTTAGACATTCCTCTAACATCAAATTTAAATATTTGATTAGATTTATCTTTTAGTCTACCTTTTACATGCCATGATCTTGGAGTCTTTGGATATGTAATATCCTCCAAACATTCATTAACAAATCTTTTTAGAATTGACATAATATTATAAAGGAGACAGGGGGTATGTGGTGGTGCCCTGTCTCCATCATAATATACTATCCTTTAAACCAAGAAGGAAGTCCCAAATGAATACGTTTATCAAATAGGTTATCTTTAGCGCCAGGTGTTTTACTATTATTATAATGTAAAAATACTTGAACACACTCTTTGCCTTTAAATTTTTCTCTCCAATGTTCTAGCTCACAGCCAGAATAAACTAACATATCCCCTTGCTTTAGATCTACTCTAGTTCCTTTCATACCTTGTTTACCAGATGGCTCTAAATATATTGGCCAATTATCTCCACCTAAATTCATAGTAGTAGATATCTCACAACTAAATCTATCCTTGTGTCTTTTAAGTTCATCACCTTTTTTATATATTCTTGCATAAGTATATGCAGGGTATAACTTTAATCCTGTAACCTTTTCCATTTTAGGTTGGCATTTTAACATTAAAGTTTCCATAGCAATATTTGCATACTGACTATATGTTTCTGGTATCTGTTGATCTTTATTTTCATAATGACCTATAATAGTTTCATAAGGTGATATGTATCTTTGTGCTCTACAAGTGTCATAAACTTGTTTTTGCATATTAAAATAATTTGCAATAAATGTAGCTAACTCTTTTGATATTGCTTTACGAATAACTGTATATTTTTTCTTTTTAAACATATTATTTAAATGGATATCCTAAGTTCCACATTACTAATGAATATCTTTTTCCTTTCGTTACAGGCTTAACTCTATGCCACACAAATGATGGAAATACAACAATAGAACCTTTAGATAATATTTCAGTACATTTATGTATATTAGATATGTTAGGTGGATCATTGTTTCTAAAATCAAACTCTAGTTCCCCTCCTTCATATTCGGAACCATCTGTTAATTGACAAGTCATAGATAATTTTCTAATCTTACCATTATCAGGATCTCCTTCTTTTTTTTGGTAAGGTCTATCCCAACTATCACAATGCCAATCATAATATTGATTCAGTTTATACTTTGTAAATTGTATAGATTCTGTTCTATTCCATTCAAAATTCCAGCCAGCCATACTATTTGCTGCATAAATATAAGGGTGTAATTCTCTATAAATCCAAGTGTCATTTAACCAAACTAAATCAGAATTTCTTTTTTTCTTTATATCTTTCATCTGATCTTTAGTTAATTTATTTTCATCATATCCACCTGTTATACCCATAGTTTCTGAATGTGATAATCCATATTTAATTATGTCATCACAAAGTTTAGGTGGTATAGCAGATTTAAAATACCAATAATAATTATATAAATTCATGAGTAATTAAAGTTAATAACAACTCTTCTTTTTTCATCTGTGCAAGAAGATCCTGTGTGTTGTAATGAGGAATCAAATTCTACGTAAGTGTTTTCTTTACTTTTTATTATCTTATTATTTTTAAACTTGGTGTATCCATTACAGGTGTTTATATAAAATATACCTGTTGTTCCTTCTGGTTGATCCACATGCATACCATGTTCTGTATTTTTTATATCTTTAGTCAATAAATTTGCCTTAATTTTATTAAGGTTTTTAAATTTTATTTTGTTTAAGATAGGCTGCACTAAATTAAAATAATATTCTTCACAATTCTTTTTCCCATCTTTAAGAAAGATATATGTAAATTGAAAATTTTTATCTGTAGTATCCACTACACCATCATTAAAATACCAAGGCATATAAATCCCCATCATGTAATTTTTTAGTTTTGTAAATTCTTTCTTTGGTAAAAAATTTTTATAAACTTTCATAAGTTATTGTTTGCACAAAATTTAATGAATCACTTGAGTTGTTAGCTATGTAATATCTATTGGTCGATGGAAACATAATAAACATATTGTTAATTAATTCTATATCCCAACTTTCTGCTTTTCGTCTATTGTCTTCATAAAAAATTTTTACTAAACAATCTTTTACTTTCACCCCATATAACAATACAAAATCTGCAGAGTTATTAAGATTCATTAAATCTACTTCTAATAAAGGTGGAGTACTAGTTGAAGCTTTATAAAAATTTCCCCAAGATGATTTTTGTCTTAATTTGAGTCTATATTTAAGATTCATATTTTCTGGTATGTAAGTATTTAACTTATCCCAACTTCTTGAAAATTTAAAATTTGTATTATCAACAGATGATTCTAAAATATTTGCTCTTAATTCATTTCTATCAATTTCAAAACCTTTAGGCATTGAAACATCACCAACATATAATGCTTGTTCGCTTAATACTTTCTTTTCCATACCACCACTATTTTTAATTATTCTTTTATATCTGTCAAGTCCCAAGATTGATTAGCTTCATTCCAAACATAAACCCATATATGAGTGTTAGCTTCATTTTGTGAAGTTTGTTCAGATGTTAAAGTTGGTGCATCACCAATTGGTGATTTCCATGAAGCAGAGTCAATATGTTTTACCCAAGATGGATGCGGCTGTTGAGGCCAAAAAATTTGATTAACGTCATCCCATTCAAAACCTACACCTGCATAGTTTCCTCTAAAAGGAGTGCCTCCTAATCTGTGTTGGTTACTATATGTATTATAAGAAGTTTGAATCCACATGTTTGCAGGCCAATTACTATGTGTTTCTAAATATGCTTGCCCTGTAGCTTCGTCTGTAACATTTTCATTGTCTACTACATTAACTGCTAGGACTTCTTTATTTTCGTTTATTTTTGCAAAATGTGCCATAATTTTTATCTATTGAAATTTATATTTTATAACTACAACTCCTGATCCTCCGGCTCCTCTACCACCACCAAAGTTATCTCCGTAGCCTCCATTACCTGTATTCGCTCCACCAATTGTTCCACCACCTTGTCCATTACCACCTCGTGAATAAACTCCAGAGTTAGGAATTGCAGGTGCAGGTCCTACTGTAGGAGATACATCTTTTCCTGCTCCACCACCACCAGAAGGTCCACTTGATCCTCCAGCATTTCCACCACCACCACCGGATCCATTATTACCTGGGCCTCCGCCATTACCAAAGTTTGTTGCTCCTGGGCTTGATTGTGAAGGTTGAGTTGCTGATGTATTACCAGGTCTGGCACCTCCACCGCCTCCGCCACATCCGCCGGATTCAGCTCCTGAAGAAGGAGGTCCTCCTCCGCCTCCATGTCCACCACCTAAACCCGTGTAGCCTAGACCAGTTGAATTAGATCCTGGAGATCCAGGTGTTGGGTCAGCATTCGGACCGTTTCCACCTCCTCCAATTACAATCGGATAACTTCCAGGACTTGCTGATACGACATAGCCATCACTATCAAGAACGATACCACCACCGCCTCCACCACCGCCATAGAAAGATCCAGCACCACCAGCGCCTCCTACAATTGCAGCGTCAACTGAATTAGATCCTCCAGCATTACCTCCGTTAGTAACAGTAAAAGTTCCATTACCTGTAAACACATGAATTTTGTAATCACCAGAAGTTGTTACTGCTCCACCACTTGCAGCTACAAATGATACATTCGCAGCAGCTCTAAAATCACCTATTGTAATTGTCCCTGAACTTGGAATAGGTCCGTTTGGAGCGGGTACTCCTGAAGGAACTAAAGGACCACCAGCATAATATTCTGATAAAGCTATTGGATTTGATCCACCGAATTCAGTTTGAATGTCTGATAATTTAGTATTAGTGCTAGGTACAGCCATTAACTTTTCTCCTTACTTAAATTTTCTACTTTGTCGTTTAATGTTTTAACTGCTTCAATTAATAGACAAGTTAATCTATCATATTTTACAGCTTTTACACCATTAGATCTTTGAGCAACAGCTTCAGGTAAAACTTTTTCTACCTCTTGAGCTATAACTCCTACGTCTTTTTTTCTAACAAAATAACCATCTTCACCACCCCTACTGTCTATATAATTTTTTTTCCAATCAAATAAAACTCCATTTAATTTTTTTAAAGCTTCTAATGGATTAGGTATATTAACAATATTTTCTTTAAGTGCAACATCTGAAGAATAGAAAGCAGTTACGTCATTAGTAGCTCTTATTTCCCCAGTTGTTGATGAAGCAGCAGTTCCGACTCCAAGAGAGTCTAATTGAGTGTCTTCAAATTCTACGTTGTCTCCGGTACCTAATCCTATGGATGATCTAGCTGTAGCACCAGATTCAGCAACAAGATTAGTTCCATCTCCTACAATAAAGTTTCCGTTTGTATTAGCTACGTCTGCTATATCTAATAAATTCTGTGTGTTATTTATTACTTCAACAACATTTGTTCCGTCTGAATAAACAATAGCACGAGTTTTTTCAGTTGCGCCAAAAGTAAATCCTGATCCAGAAGTGGTTTTAACAGTTACTGTATGAGCACCTGAAGTAGCATTTTCAACTATATATGTTTTTTCAATTGAATTAGGTATAATTACATTAACATTTGTAGTTATAGTTCCTGTTAATTTTATAACTTGATTTTTACCATTAGATACAACACCATTAGAAAATGTTAAAGTTGCACCTGTTGTTGCATTTAATGCAATGCCAGCATATCCACCAATAGCTTGTTCTAATACAAGTAGATTACTATTTGTAAAAGCTCCCCACGTACCTGAGTTTTCACCGGTTGTTTGGACTGTTAATTTTAAACTAGCTGAGGTTGAGTTTGCCATAATTTAATTCCTTAATATTTAATTTTATTCTATTTTTACTTAAAATCAAGCCACTTCTTTCCAGCCTGGAGGATCCAAAGGTGCATTACCTGTAGGCACTGGATTCCATATAATTGGTCCTACAACACTTCCTTGAGCCATTGTCATTTGAATTCCTGTTAATATAGCTAATGAATCTGTTGCTGTTGCAGTTCCTTCCTGCATAGTTAATAAATTACCTGTTAAATCTACAGGTGTATTCAAAGCTATTCCTACACTTCCTAAAGAAGCACTCATTGCAATTCCAGTAGGAATAATGTTAGCATCTGCAGTTGTTGTTGCAGTGCCTTCATTCATTGTCATTGCAATACCAGTAGGAACAATTAGAGAGTTTGGTGTAGCAGTGACACTTCCTAAAGAAGCACTCATTGCAATACCAGTTACATCCTCTGTTACAACATCAGTAGATGCTAGAACAGTTCCTAGAGTAGCTGTCATTGGAAGTCCAGTAACAGCAGCTGTAGTTAATCCAAAACCTACAGCAGTTCCTAATGCTGCAGTTAAAGGTAAACCAGTTGCAGTAACGTTAGCATCAGCACCAGTGATTGCGGTACCTAAGCTGGCAGTCATAGCAATACCTGTTACGGCTGCATTGGATACAATGCCAACAGTTACATTAGGAGGACTAAATGTGCTAGGACTTTGAGTAGCAAAAGGTGCTTCAGCAAAAGCAAATAAGGTATCTTGTATTTCAGTTGTGACATTAACAGTTAAATCAAAACCAGTAACAGGAGCATCAACTCCAATTGTACCAGATATAGTAACAGTGCCTGAATTTGCTGTAAGACCAAAACCAGTTGGTACAACGTTTGTAATGCCGGCTGACTCAGAGGCGAAAGCCGCTTCGGAAAATGTATTGTTAGCGAAAGCCATGAATTAGGCTCCTGATTTAAGTTCTTCTATCTCTTTTTTAAGTTCTTTTACAGATTCAATTAATAGAGCACACAGTCTATCATACTTAACTGCTTTTGTTCCATCGTCTCTTGTAGAAACAATTTCAGGTAATACTTTTTCAACTTCTTGTGCGATAACACCAACTTCTTTTTCTTTTCCAAAGTGAGCATTTTTTTCTTGAGCTTCAAAAGTCCAATTGTAGTAAACACCATTTATTTTAGAAACTTTATCTACAGCGTTTTCTATATTAGAAATATTTTCTTTAAGTGATTTATCTGAAGAAGAAAAAGCGGTTACATCCCCTGTTGCTGTTATAGCTCCAGTTATTGCTAAAGTTGAACCATCAAATGTTGCATTTGCCTCTGCATTTTGTGCATCGGTACCAGTAGCTGTAACAATTCTATTATTAGAACCATTTGTCATAAAGTCAGACACGTCTACAGAAATTGCATCTGCTGCAACATCAATACCTGTACCTGCTCCAATGTTTAAAGTAGCAGCTCCACTAGTAGCTCCACCTGTTAAACCATCCCCTGCTACAACTGAAGTAATGTCACCAGTGTTTGTAGTGTAACCAGCATCATTATTAAAACCAGAGTTGTTAATATTTCCTTTAGTTAATTTTTTTTGATTGTTAGAAGCATCAACTACACAGAAAAAATCTCCATCTCCATCTGAAGTAGAGGTTGCAAGTTCTGATAAGTCTACGTTTAATGTAACACTACCTGAAGTCCCACCGCCATCTAATAATGTACCTGCTGTAACTCCTGTAATATCTCCTGTAGTAGGAGTTTCAAAAGTAAGTGCGCCTGATCCATCAGTAGTTAAAACTTGGTTGGCTGATCCGTCTGATGTTGGAAGTGTATATGCTCCGTTTACATTAACAGTACCTGTTGTTTGTACACCAGCAGATGTTGTTTCTAATTTCTTAGAGTTGTCATGGTATAAATCTACTGAGCCATTGTTATTACAATCAATGTGTGTTTCATTCATCGCACCATTAGTTATTTGAACATCATTTCCAGCAAGAAGTAAATTTCCAGCACTAGCTTCTCTAACAATACTAGCTGAACCAGAATGATAAATTTCAAAATCTGAACCATCACCAAAGATAGCTTTATCGTTATCTCCAAAATTAATATCAGCAGTAGTTGTTAATCCTGCAAAAGTAGGACTAGCTGAAGTAGCCACACTTTGACCAATAGCTATGTCGTCAGCGTTAACTGTAACACCAGTTCCTGCGCCAACATTTAAAGTTGCAGCTCCACTCGTAGCTCCACCTGTTAGACCAGATCCTGCTACAACAGAAGTAATATCTCCGACTGTAGGTGTTTGAAAAGATGGTTGTGCTCCAGCCCCTGCACTTGTTAAAACTTGTCCTGAACTTCCTGTTGCTATAGCTACAGGATTACCTGAAGCATCGTATGAAATAATATTTCCGTCTGTGCCTGATGCCATTTTGGCTAGTGTGATTGCATTGTCTGCTACTTTAGCAGTCGTTACATTAGCGTCTACAATAGAGGCTGTTACTACAGCGTCTGCTGCAAGTTGATCTGCACCTACTGCATCGTCTGCAATCTTAGCTTGAGTTACTGCATCGTTTTGAATTTCTGCTGTAGCTACTCCTAAATCTTTAATTGTTATTGCTCCAGAACTAGCAGCGAAGTTATCTGAACTAAATGATGCAGCTCCTTTAGCAGATGTAGAAGCATCAGCTAAATTTACTGTAACGTCACCTGATGTGCCGCCACCTGTTAAGTTTGTACCTGCTACAACTGAAGTTATATCTCCAACTGGAACTGTTGCTACTTGAGTATCTACATATGATTTAATTGATTGCTGTGTTGCTAAGTGACTAGCTGAGTTTGAAGACATATTATCTTCATCTTTAATTGAAGTTCCACTTATTGTGCTATTTAAAACTGCACTTGTTAAAGTTTTATTTGTTAGTGTTTGTGAAATATCTACGGCAACCAAATCTTGTGTACCAGTATCACCACTATCAGGAAGTCTTAATGAGTTTCCCGCAGCTGCTGAGTGTGGTTGTGGTAGTAGTGTTTGATAGTGAGCATTTGAAACCTCACAATACATTCTTAAAGCAGCTGGTGATCCACTATTAGATTTGAAGTCAATAACACCACCTAAAACTGTAAGATCATCTCCAACAGATAAATCTGCTGGAATTGTAATATTACTACTTGCATCTTCTATAACTGCTTTTGATGCGGGTAAAGTTACAAAAACATTTTTTGTTCCTGCTGAAAAGTTTACCGCTGAGTCACTATTTGATGATGAGATAATAGTAGTCCTAGCCAAAGCTGCGGCTGATACTGTTCCTAATCCTACTTCAAACTCTCCATTACTATTTACGATTGCATAGTAAGTTGTATTACCATTTCCAATCGCTGATGAAAAAGTTTCAAAACCTGTTACTGCTCCTGCAAGAGAAAGCGTACCTGTACCAGTAGTGGTAGAAGTTTCTTTAACTCTATCATTTATCACTAAAGCCATTTAGTTCTCCTATTACCCAGAAATTCTTAATATAGCTGCTGCTGTAGTAAATGCTGGAAACTGAATTGTAAAAGTTCCTGAAGTAGCTGTCTTATTTCCTCCAAAATCTAAAACACAAACTGTAGCATTAGTAACTGCTGAAGATGTGTTGTAGATCATAGCTCCTCTAGCAGTCAACGTTACACCTGTAAAAGATAAATCTGCAAAATCAACAATTGCAACGCCTGAAGCAATTGATGTATTTTGACCTGTTAGTTTATCTCCACCTGAAGCGTAAGTTCCTGTATTCGCAACTTCATTAGAAGTTGTAAATGCAGTAGTTGATGAGTTTAGAGTTGCTGAAGAAGTGTAAAGAGCTAGTTTAAAAACATCACCACCAGATGATTTAAAACTTGCATCACCTTCTAGTAATTGTTTTTTGAAAGCATTTGCGATCGCTTGTGTTATAGCCATAATATATCTCCTTATTTTCCTATTCGAGGAACACCACTTTGATATTCATCTCGTCTTCTTCTTCCCATTTGTTCAATTGAGAAGCCTTCTACCACTTGTTTATACTTTCCTTCGTATAATTGCAAGAGGTCTTGTGGGCCTTTTAAAAATCCATAGGCCTCGACTAGGCATGCATACAGAAGTCCGTTGGGAAAATTTAGACTTATATATGTTGTAGTATTTGTACTAGATAATCCGGGATCTTTCAAGATATAATTTAATTGAATTGTGTAAGTAGCATCAGGTGTTGGTGCAACTACAATATTTTGTTCGTCCCATAAACTGTAATATTTTGGCACTCCTGTTTCTCCTGTAGGATTAAATTCTGACATAAAACTAGTATCTCTATATTGTAGGAATTCTCTATTATCAGGTTGAGAGCTTCCTTGCGAATCAACTATTTGTGCAGATCTCACAACTAATAAACCTGCTGGTCTACCTATAAATCTATCTGAAGTAATTAAATTAGCGGTGTCGTATCTTCTATTACTATCAGAATCAACATCTCTAAGAATTCTAAATTCTGCATTTTCAATAATTCCATCTAAAATAGTTGATGTAAAAACATTTGAATCAACTTCTGTGTAATCTTTTATTTTTTGTAATAGTTCTGTGTATGTCATAATTAATATCCTCCGTAGGTAGCCCCTATATATGCATTGAAGTCATTATTAACAGGACCAGCAAGACAATTCAAGCCTCCTCCATTTCCTATAGCGAGAGGGGAAAAATTAGTTCCTTCGTCATTATCTCTTAAATTGTAACTATTTGCAACTGTTATGGTTGAAGGTTGCCCTGCTTGACTTTGAGTTGTTTCATTTAAAGAATGTACAAATCTTCCACCACATACTTTTGCTGCAATTTCATGAGCGCTAGCATTAGTGTTGACAGGGACTTTACCTCTAAATGGTGCATTAGTTCCTCTAATCAAACCCGATAATACTTTTGTACCAGAGTTATAAGCTGTATATTTAATAACTTCATTATCAAAAAATCCTGTAATAGGATTAATTTTATTTATACAAACAAAACCACCATTTGTATAAAGTGGAATATTACTTTGTAATGTTAAAGAAGTAGCTGTTGCACTTATGCCTGCAGCCAAATTTCCTTCTAATTCTAATACTTGTCGTGTTCCAGTGTCAGGTGCTTCATGTAAATCAGTTTGAATACTCATTAATCTTACAACGTCTCCAACTAATATTCCGCTATGAGGTTGATTTATGACATAGACTCCACCAATGGTAGGAAGATTTGTTTGACTAATAGGATCCTCTGGTAATATGTCTGGAGTGGCTATAGGTGCAACTTGAGGTCTTGCTTTTTCTAAACCTTGTGGGTCCGATACAAAAGGACTTGGTTCTAATTGTGGTTGCTTACGTTCATACTCTGAGTAGTGTACAAACTGACCATTCCATTCAGTAACCATTTCTCTCCAAGGGAAAGCTAAACCACTTCGATCAGAAATTGCTAAAGCGTGTTTCCCTTTTGCAAACTTCGCCATTAGATCTCCGGGTAATAAGTTTTAGGTGAAATGTAAACACTTGCAGATGAACCATCTTCTTCTAATGCTCTTTGTAATTCATCTTCATAAAGCATTTTCATTTCTTGAGTTCTTTGAGGTGCTTTCTTTTGTGACATGTAATAAGCTAACCCTGCACACATACAAGGTACAAATCTATTAACTACATCTGCTTCATTTGTATATTTACCTGCATCTTGTAATCTTTGTAGGTAATAAAAATATATAAAATCTCCAACTTGGTTTGTACCTGGAGTTAGATATAAAGTTATTGATACTCTATCTATAAACCTTTGAACCCAATATTGAGAAGGTTGACCTGTTGCTGTTTTATTTGAGAAAGCTGAATATTGTGATCTATTAACTTTGGATAAAGGTGAATCTACACTTAATGAAGTTCTGTAACTAGCTTCTAACATATCTGAAGCCATGTTTACAAAATTTGTAACAGTGTCATTCACTGCGTGACTAGCTGCAGTAGTATCATCAACACCTCTTACAGCTCCTGTTAAACTTAAAGTTGATATTCCTGTGTAAGAAATAATTTCATTATTAATTTTTATTTTTCCAGATTCAGGCATCTGGTTAACAGATTCAAGTGGAATAGTTGTGTCTGTAGTATTTATTGCGCTAGCTAAAGTAGCTGTAATACCATTAGAAGATCCATCGCTTGGTGATCTATATATTACATATTCATTCTGACCATTAATTAAACTAAAAGCATGTTCTCTAACTTGCCAAAAATGAATACCTCTGTTGTCCCACTCTTGAAGCATTATGTTCAATGATCTTCTAGCTGATCTTAAATCATTACCAGAGTAATCAAAGAAACCTAATCTTTCAAAGGCCTCAGTTATAATTTCATCGATCGAGAAGTTTTTCTCGAATGTAGCTGTGCCTGAAAAAGCCATTTATTCTCCTATGTATAAAATACAGAACAAACTAATACATGCTCAGTAGTAAAAGCTACACATAAGTCTGATGTAAATTGAATAGGTCCAGGGAAATTAATTACAATTGGATTTCCACCAGATGTAGTTCCACTTGTTTTGTATTTAAATTTTACTGTTCCAGAAGCTCCGCCATCTTTTAAATGAAAGTCTCCTTCAGTTCCAGTTGTATTAAGTACAACTCCTAAAGCTTTTGTTCTGCCTGTTTTTACAATCTTATTTTCAGTAGTAACATTTGTGTTTAAAATATTATCACTTGATCCGAATGTTTGCATATTGTCTCCTTAAAATTTACATGTGGGGCCGAAGCCCCACACTAATTATTTATTACGCTGCAAATGCGAACGCACCTTTAACCGCTAAAGGATCTTTAGCTGAGTCAAGGCCAACGTGCCATAAACCTTTTGTTGTACAAGAAAAGTATACAATACTTCCTATTGTAAAAAAGTTTGTAGTTGCATTAGCTGCAGTGAAAACTAACTGACCTTCGCCTGCTGTTGATGTATCATAAGAAACAT